CGAGCAGCTCCAGAGAGTTTGGTACGCCTGCGGACTCGGCAAGGAATGGGACGTGCCTGCTGACGAAGACCAATTACGCTTTGCTCGTGCAGCCGTCCTCGCCCTGCGAGCGCCACGGTAGGCGCTGACGGATGCTCGGCTTGACGAGCAGTTGCTCCGAAAAGTATGGGGCCTCAATCCGGGAATCATGATTGCTGGACTGCGCGAAATTGCCCGCGCCCTCGACGCAGAGCACGGCATCCTGCCTGCATCGGAGACGGAGGGAACCTCGGCTCAGTCACGGGAGGGGGAAGATAATTGAGGCGGATTACATCGGAGTAATGTGCCCCGATAACCCCATCCACCCCCTTATACAGTAATACCAATATACAGTACATAGTCCTATGCAGACCCTGAAACTCCTTTGGAACCACACTTGGCCACCCCTTCTGGCCTTGTCAACCACGCCACTGGTCTGGACCTTAGGCCTTGCGGCCCTTGGAGGGGGCTGGTGGAGCCTCCTAGCACTGCTTCTGGTGCCAGCCCTCGTCCTCCTGTCCCTTTTGTTCGCCCAGCGAGGGGCCGAAGGCCCGGATTCGCAGGGGCAGCACGCGGACGTTCGGCGCGGAAGGCTCCCGGCAGGCCTCTGGTGGCTGGAAACACCGGATGAACGGCTGCCCGGAGGGACGTATGAGCCTACTGTCTGGAGGACATATGCCCTTTTCGGATGGTATGCTTGCGCACTCTACTGGCTCGGGTGGCGGAATCAGCTGCACGGGCTGGGGTTCAGCTTCCGCAAGCGCCTATCGGTGCCCTGGTCGCTGCGGAGGGGCTACTTTAGGAATGCTGAGGGCCTTTGGTGGGCACGGCTAGGCCTGGGACCCCTCCCTTTTGAGCTGAAGCTGGGCTGGAGGCAGTACATTGTGCAAGGGGAGCTGTGGGCCGTGCCCTGCTGTACGGTGACGAGGGTCTGACGCAGGGGGAAGGCACCACTTCCGGTGCACAGAAGACTGTAGCGGAGTTATTGAGGTGGATTACACGGGAGTAATCCGAGGCAATAACTCCAGTACAGCCTCCGAACGAAACCAAGGCGGATTACACCGTTGTAATCCGGGGCAATAATCGAGGCCAGCCCCCTCTACAGTAATAGAAAGGACAGTACAGTGAGCATCAAACGCGCATCCGTGGACGCACAGGAGACACAGGAACCTTCCTCCGTGACCCTGCCGACCTCTCCCGTCCCTCAGCCCCCCGCTTTCCTCATCATCAACCTGGAGGGGGCCATGCTGCACTACACTTCCGACCCTGCCGCAGCCCGGGCCTACGCGAACAGCGACGAAGATCTGGTGGTGGACCTGCGGCAAAACCCACCCGCCCAGCTGTACGGCGATGGGGATCAGGAGCCGGCCATGCCGCTGCCGATGGACACCGAGGACGCCGACCCGTCCGACCCCTCTACTGTACTGTAGTATACAGTATACAGTGTACGTTCCGAAGGAACGGCAAGCGAGCTCACCCACCAGTCTGCTCGCTCAGCCCTTCCTTCAGCCCTCCCCCTTCCTGCAATGTACACCACACACCTCAGCCACACACTTCACCAACCTCGGAACGTGTGTCCTAATACGGGTGGTTGGAGGGGGCGACGGAGGAGAATAGGCCGCACCAAAAAGGTGCACACTCCCCTCCCCTCGGGTTTACCCTGGCCCCCCCTCCGTCAGCCTCCCGCCCACCGCTCCCCCGCAGTCTTGCATGTATACACTGTATTACTGTCGCGCGAGGTTATCCGTGTGGATTACAATGGAGTAATCCGAGGGAATAATCCCCCACAGGCCCCCACATGCAAATCCAAATCCTCCGCCGCGATGGCAGCCTCGAAACCCGCGAAATTCTGCCAGGAAAAAAGCTCCACGGCCTGCGAATCCTCTCTGTCACCCTCAGCAAAAGCGACCTCCACCTCCTTCTGAACGATCAGCGCACCCAAGTGTGGGCCAATAGAGTTTTGCAGTCTGCATTCCACTCCCACGAGTGCAAACTGGAAGGCTCCTGCCCTCCCGAAAGTCCGACGAATCCTTCGCCAGACCTTTGACCTTTGACCCTCAACCTTACTTTTAGGAAAACTGAAATGTCCTTCGACGCACAATCCTTCCTCGACTCCGCTGTCGCCGGTTCCAACGACACCAAAATCACCCCAGTCCCCGTCGGCGAGTACACCGGTATCGTCAAGTCTGTCGCAGCTCGCCAGTGGTCCAGCAAAGACGGCACCAAGTCCGGCGTGACCCTCGACGTCACCTGGACCATCGAAGATGAAGCCGTCCGCCAGGAACTCAACCGCAAGGAAATCTCCTGCCGCCAGGGCATCATGCTCGACCTCACTTCCGCTGGCGGCCTGGACATGTCCAAGGGCATGAACGTCCAATTGGGCCGCCTGCGCGAAGCCACCGGCCTGAACGTCCCCGGCCAGCCCTTCTCCTTCACCATGCTGGTGGGCCAGGCCGCAAAGGTTAAGGTCAGCCATCGCGTGGACGGCGAGGACACCTACAGCGAGATCAAACAGGTCGGCGCACTGTAACCTGCTGGGAACATCTTCTTCCGAAAGGAAGTAAGATTGGGGGTCGGCGGGCGAAAGTCTACCGACCCTCTTTTTTCTGGAGGGGGTACGTTGCGGAGCAACGGTAAGCCAGTTCGGAACCCATGCTCTCCCTGGGGACCACTTCCGAGCCAACTGCCTTGCCGTTCAGCGTACCCTCTCCTCCTTCAGCCTTCAGCCCCCGTCCGAACGGCACTTGCCCGGAGTCCTCTGATGCAATCTCCCCTCTCCAGCCTCCTTGAGGCCCTCCTGAACATCCTGGTGGGGGCCGCGGTCAGCCTTCTGGCCCAACTCCTCATCTTCCCCCAGTATGGCCTCCATCCCAGTTTCAGCTCGAATCTGTGGATTACCTTCTGGTTCACCCTGGTGAGCCTCCTCCGCTCCTACTTTCTTCGCCGCTGGTTCAATCGGCGGATTATCCGTGCGGGTAATAGGGGCGCTAGGATCGCCGTTCGCTCCAATTGAGGGTGGAGTATGTCCTCCACCCAAAAACCGCCCACGCGGGCACGCCGGGGCCTTCCCGCCCCACTCTCCCTTTCCCTCAACCCCCAATCCAACGAAAAACCATGTCCTCTGCACTTCTCAGTGAAATTACAATCAAGCCCAACAGGCAGCGCCGCGAATTCGACGCCGAAGCCCTCGGGGAACTGGCCGACAGCATCCGCAAGGGACTGATGCATGCACCCGTGCTTCGCAGAGAGCAAGGGCGTTTGGTCCTGGTAGCCGGTGAGCGTCGGCTGAAGGCCATGCAAGAATTGTGGCTGCTCGGTGAAGGCGTCACTTACAATGGACAAGCCTACCCTGAAGGTAGAGTTCCTTATGTGGAACTTGGAGAACTGTCCGAACTCGAGGCTGAGGAGGCCGAGCTGGATGAGAACCTCAGGCGGAAGGACCTCACTTGGCAGGAGAGTGCGGCAGCAATGGCCCGACTGCATGCACTGCGAACGAAGCAGGCGCAGCTGAACGGCAAGACGCATACAGTTGCAGACACTGCCATCGAGGTAAAGGGGCGCAGCGATGGGTCCTTCCAGGAAACGGTTCGAAGGGAACTGATCGTTGCAAAGCACCTCACGAATCCTGAGGTGGCGAAGGCCAAGTCGACTGATGAGGCGTTTAAGATCCTCAGAAGGCAGGAGGAGGTTCGCAAGAATGTGGAGTTGGCACAGACTGTCGGCCAGACCTTCACCAAGAGCGTGCATCAGGTGCACAACATCGATTGCCGGAAGTGGATGCAGGGGACGGAGGAGACCTTCGATGTGATCCTGACCGATCCTCCGTATGGCATGGATGCTGATGCTTTCGGTGATTCCGGTGGCCGGATGCTGAACAATGACCACCGCTATAAGGACGACAAGGAGCACTTCGATCAGCTGATGGCAGAGTGGGTTCCCCTAACCTGGAAAGTGACGAAGCAGCAAGCGCACGCGTATGTCTTTTGCGACTTGGACAACTTCCACCAGCTGAAGCGGATGATGGAAAGTGTGGGCTGGTATGTCTTCCGCACACCGCTGATTCACCACAAGGGAGCGAATTCAGGGCGGGTGCCGCTGCCGACGGAAGGGCCCAGGAGAACCTATGAGCTGATCCTGTACGCGATCAAGGGGCACAAGCAGGTTACGGCAATCTACCCTGATGTGATTACGAGCCAGGGAGATCGCGGCTTCCTCATTGGGGCGCAGAAGCCGGTGGAGCTGTTTGTGGACCTGCTGAAGAGGAGTTGTCGGCCAGGGGATAGTGTGCTGGACTGCTTCGCCGGGAGTGGGACAATTCTGGAGGCAGCACACGAACTAAAGGTGAAGGCGACAGCGCTGGAGCTAAAACCCGAACACTATGGAATGTGCCTCACGAGGCTGCGAGAGCTCGATAAGCCGAGGGACACGAAGCTGGAGACGCAGTTGGGCATGGGAGGGGAACTGTCCGAGCTGATCCAGAAGGGGAAGCAGGAGTGGGCCATACAGAAGCAAGCCGAGCGGGCTGCCGGGGGTGCACGGTGAGGCAAAAGCTGCACATGATCGGCCCAAAAGGGGCCAGGGTGATGATCGTTGGGGATGTGCCCAATGATGCAGATTTTCAAAAGGGTGAACCTTTTATTGGTGGGGGTGGGTATGAACTGAGCAAGATGCTTCAGGAAGCTGGCACCTTTCGAGAAGAGGTGCTGATGCGCTATGTGGTGATGGAAGAGGGCTGGGGCAGTGTGGAAGAGCTCGTCGCACTGAAGAAGAAGGATGTGACAGGGGAGCATGTGCTCTATCGGGGGAAGCACGTCCTGCCCTGTGTGGTGGAGATGGTGGAGGAGCTGAAGGCGGCGATTGAAGAGGAGCGTCCAACAGTCGTCGTTCCGGTGGGGAACTTGGCACTCTGGGCTCTGACAGGAGAGTGGAGCGTGAGGAACTGGCGCAGCAGCTTGATGGAAAGTACGCTGGTGCCAGGGCAAAAGGTCATCCCCACACTGCCGCCGCTGGCCGTGATCGTGCAGTGGGGCATGCGGCCGATCGTGATCCATGATCTGAAGAGAGTGGTGAGGGAGAGTCAGTGGAGGGAAATTAAACGTGTGGATTACTCCTTTGTAATCCGCCCCGATTACCCCACCGCCATCGAATACCTGGCCAAGCTCATCCACGACAGCACTGTATGCTTCCACGAAACGGGGCAGCGGATGCAGATCGGCGGGGATATTGAGACGCGGGCAGGGCATATTGCCTGCATTGCCTTCGCCCGGTCGGAAAAGGAGGCCATTTGCATCCCCCTGATGTGTGTGGATAAGGCTGACGGCTACTGGACCGAGGCACAAGAGGCCTACCTGGTCTTTCTCATCTATCAGCTTTGCCAAACGGCTGAAATCGTGGGACAGAATTGGAACTACGATGCGCAGTACATCCTCCGCCATTGGCATTTTACATGCCCAGAGGTCCTCGATACGATGATCCAGCAGCACTCTTGCTTCAGCAACATGGAGAAGAGCCTCGCGTTTTTGAGCAGCATGTACTGCGATGACCATCTGTACTGGAAGGATGACAGGTCTGACTGGAAAGAGGAGGAGGGGGAAGAGCAATTCTGGCGGTACAACTGCACAGATGCGGTGCGAACCTTGGCCATCAGCCGAGTCTTGCGGAAGATCATTCCGGCGCTGAACCTCGAGCCGGTCAACGCCTTCCAGCAGTCTCTCGCCCCAACAGTCCTGCGGACTATGGACAAGGGGATTCGCACCAGCCCAGAAAAGCGGGAGGACTTCAATCGCCTGCTGACGACGGAAATCGAGAAGCGGGAAGAATGGCTGAATGCCATACTCGGTCGTTATGTCAACATCAAGTCGCCGAAGCAACTCCAGGAACTCTTCTACACAGAGTTCGGTGTCCGGCCAGTCCTCGACAGGGCAACAAAGAGGCCGACCACGAACGATGAGGCTCTTCATCGCATTGCAGAACGAGAGCCCATCCTTAAGCCAATCACACGCTGCATTGCTGAGCTACGATCTTTGGGTGTCTTTCGCAGCACCTTCGTTGAAGCACGACTTGATATCGATGGCAGACTTAGAACGAGCTTTAATATATGCGGGACTGAAACTTACCGATTCGCCTCCCGACAGAACGCATTCGGAAGCGGACTTAATATGCAGAATATTCCGTCAGGGGGAGAGACGGAAGACGATGGCCTTAGTCTTCCAAATGTCCGACAGCTATTTCTACCGGACCCTGGGTTCGAGTTTTTCGATATCGACCTGGATTCAGCAGACCTTCGGATCGTCACGTGGGAGGCGGACTGTCGGTGGATGAAGCAGAACTTTGCAGCAGGGAAGAAGCCCTATGTGGAAGTGATGCGGGAGTACTATCAGGATGGAAGCATGACGAAGGGGAGCCATCCGAGGGAATATGCGATGTTCAAGAGCCTTTGTCACGGGACGAACTACCTGGGCACACCGCAAGGCATTGCTCCGCGGATTGGCCTGGACGTGGATAAGGTCAAGAGCATCCAGCAGTGGTACTTCAAGCTCTGCCCGGAGATTCGCAAGTGGCAGGAGGATGTGAAGAAGCAAGTGGTCGGTAGGCGCTGGGTGCAGAACGTCTTTGGGTACAAGCTGCACATCTTCGAGAAGCCGGAAGGAAACCTGTTCAACGAAGTGATTGCTTGGATTCCGCAGAGCAGTGTCGGCTGCCTCATCAACCGCGGGTATAAGAGGATTGACTCTGAGCACCAGTGGATCGAGGTGCTCTTGCAGGTCCACGATAGCTTGGCGGGGCAGTATCCCATCAGCCGAAGGGAGGAAGCCGGGGAGACCATCAAGCAGGCAGCGGAAGTTGTCTTACCGTATGCTGACCCGCTAACCATCCCCGTTGGCATCAAGACCAGTCAGGTTAGTTGGGGTGATTGTGTCTGACAGGGGCAAGGTATGGGGCCACGCGCCCTGCAGCACCCCTCTGGAATGTGTGAAGCTCCACGAGGTCTGCGAGAACGGGGACAGCAGTGAGGACTTGGGGGAAAGCTGTCCTCATAGACCCGGAGGATGCTACCTTCGCAGGCCACAAGAGGGAAAGCCACTGGGGGAGGATTGGGTTCTGACCTTCCCTAGAACCCGGCCGGAAGGGGATTGGACTGACCTGCAAAAGGTCCGCAAGTGAGTTATTGAGGCGGATTACTCGGCTGTAATCCGCCTCGATTATCCCCTTCAGTCTACCCCCGGTTATCCGAGGGCACCTCTGCCGAGGCCTGCATCTTCCCACGGAAAAAGGATGCGATGCCGAGAATCCCGCCGAGCATCAACCAGACTTCCGACGGCACAACTGGCACGGGGAGCTTCAGCATCGGTAGCACGAAGTAAACCCCGAGCACCATGCCGCCGGTAATAAAGCCGATGAACGGTCGCCAGCTGTACGTTGGCCAATGGTTGGCGACAGTTTCCGCTTGCATAGTCTGATTGACCGACAGGACGACCTGGGCCGCGGACACCAATTCCGTCTTGGCCTGGTCCGTGGCGAGTTCCTGCAGCTTCACCTGCCGATCAGCCTCGATCTGCTTCAACTTCACAAGGCTGTCGGGGTTGGTCAGCGCGGTTGCAACTTCGTCAGGGCTGTTCCCAGTGCCCAACGCCGAAGCAATCATCCCGCCCACGGCAATAGCACTGCCGACAGGTCCCGTCAGCAGTGTCCCGAGAAGTGGCGCGACCTTCCCGACCGTGCCCGCAAGATCCTTCCAGTCCATTACCAAGCCCTCCACCAGAAGCAGTACATGCAAAAAAGGATCATCATGGGGTTAACTCCTGAGCATATTGGTCGCTACGCGGTTGGTCCAGCCCTTCCCGAAAGTCGAGAAGGAAGCCAGACCCGTGTAGTACTGGAGGCGAAGGGCCTGGAGGCGGCGCAAGGCTCGGCTCTGGTCCATCGACTGCACGGCTTGCAGGGTTTTCGGTCCCAACAGTCCATCCACGAAGCTCCCCACAGCTTGCTGGAGGATCCGAATGGCAGTCTTTGGATTCCCGGGGGAGCTGGTATTCACTGCGAGGTCGAACATCTCGAACTTCAGCGAATCCGGCAGCCCGTCACAACCTGCTGGACCCCAAAAGTCCCGCTGGTAGAGGAGCTTGGCGCGGTCCAGCGTGAGGTTCGCAATATCCTCGGCAGGGTAGCTGCGCTTGCTAATGCCGTACTTCGTCTCGCCTCCGGGATCAGCTGGATTATTCACGTAGCCGCCCTCGTGCTGAGGGTCCACGAGAAGGGCGAATGCGTCATCGAAAGTCACTTGTTTTCCTTTCCAGGGCTTCCAATCCCTCCAGTGAAACGCTGCAGGAGGAGCATGAGGCCGCTGGTGCCCAGACTGGAAGCGAGAGCAGCGAGGGCAAACTGGGCAATGGAGGGCATTGCCGGAAACCACAGTAGGGCTACTGGAGCAGAAGCCGCGATGCCAGCAGAGCAGATGGCCCGTCCAAGGGAGATCCGCCAGGTCAGAGGTTCGTTGGAGTTGAGGAGCTGGCCAAGTCCGATGAGCGCACCCATCAGACCGACACTGGTGAAGAGACTGTAGTCGATATCTTCAGGTTTCATTTTTGTCGATGGTGGGTTCGGATGTAACGGCGGATTACATATTCTACCCCAATAGCCAGGCCACCGATGCTGAAGATGTGCAGAACCGCAGAAAGAAGGGTCATAGGCAGGCTCCGGGAGGGGAAGGCGGGGGCGTGGTCGGGCGAATTCTGCTCATAGTTCCGCCGATTGCACGGTGTGGTAGTCGTAGACCGCGCCAGCCGTGAAAGCGCCGGCACTGGTGAGTGAGTAAAAGCCCCACAGCGAATTCGTGCCACCATTAAGCGCTACGTTTGCGCCCGAGCTCGTGTTCCGCACGGCGGCTCCCCCACCTGTATTCGAGTTGTAGACCGTGCCTGTGGGGATGGCGCGCATCTGCACGGGGAACCGTGAGTGATTAAATAGGTTGTTAGCGTCTCCGGCGATCCCATTCAAAGACCCTATGGTTTGACCCGCCGCCCCAGCCGCGAAGCCATAAGTGTAGCTGCTGTACAGATACCGCCATGCCCGGCGCAATTCCTCATCAAACGGAATCCACTCGAATGGTGTCGCCGGCTGGGTTGCCACACGCGCCGGTTCAAGCTGCATGAGCGTGAAGTCGAAGGTGGCGTTGGCGGTTGCGGTGAGCTGAGTTTGCCCAGTGAGGCCAGCAAAGTTGCCCGCCTGCCAGAAACCCGAGGTAGTGGCGTATGTAGAACCGCAAGCAACAGTAACCTCTACATAAAGCCCAATGCCATTATTGGTCAGCCAAGTACCCGTCGTATCTCCGGGCACATAAATTACCTTGTCTTCAAACGTATTCGCGCTGTTGATATTGAATTGCGCGATATAGGATCGACTTCCAGCACCATTGCGCAAGCTCAGTGCATAGGTGCCAGCAACACTTGAACGAACGCGGAAGCTGACAACGACACCCACTGCGCCAGCAGTACCCCAACCAAGGTCGGCTACGCTGTAGCCTTCGACGGGCTGATAACCCCCGTACAGGTCGCCAGCAGCAGGTGCCCCCGCCGTCCCTGTCACTTGGATACGGAGCACATTTTCCGCCGGCAAAATCCCTGACACTGCAAGCTGCGAGCCAGTCACCCGATTTGTGCCGTTGTTCTGCAGTATCCATCCATCGACGGCATAGCCTCCGTTTATCGTCGTGCTCGCCAGCGCCCGCTGATTGATCAGCATCCGCCCATTGCGAACCCGATTGCGCCAACCGAACTGGTTCAGCGCCAGCACATCGCGCACGGTTTGCACACTGGAAGCGACGAAGAGTGCATCGCCCGTTGTGCCAGAGCCCAGGTTGGTGCGAGCAGCAGGAGCCGTTGTCCCTCCCGTACCTCCACTGGCAATGGCCAAAACTCCCGCGACCGTGCTCAGGTCGGCATTCCGTGGATTCAGGAGCTGAAACTGTGTCCCGTCGAAGAACAATGCAGCCTCAACCCCCGGAAAGAGGTCACCCGCAACAAGGGCAGTCGCACCATACTTCGTAATGGGAAAGGTGCCCAGTGCGCCCAAGGCTAGGGTTGCTGCCCCCAGGTTTGCAATGGAAGGCTGGAGATACCAGTTTTGACCTGCCACCAGCGCGGAGAGGCTTGCCGGAAGGGCCGCAGCAGCAATCACAAGCGCATTTGCAGTACCTCCAGCCGTGCCCAAATTGTCGTAGGTGGAAGTGTCAGTGTCATTCAGCCAGCCGCTGTCGATTACAGTGACCTGAGGGACGAATTTCTTTGTGGCCATTGGGGGCTTTCAGCTTGG